CCGTTGGCATCTTACCATATGAACTGCTTTTATAAGTCTCAGACTCATTGTTATGTTGAGTAACAACAACTTCTGGAGACTTATTAAAGTAGCCATAAACCATGGAAGAAACTTTGTAGATAGCATAGTACTTTGCAATACTCTTAGTAACTTTAATAAGCGTAGAGTACTTGCCTATGTTAGATTCTACTCGTTCACCCATGTCACGGAATTGAGCTCTTAAAACTTGTAATTTAGCTTCTTCACTTACAACTTTACGTTCGAGAGTTTCTCGAACAAAGTTAGTGCGAAGAGCCAATTGACAAAGTTTTAAAAACCAGCTTCTATTAACATGCCACAGAATAATCATTAACAAATAATATCTGATATAATCACCCCAACTTGGTTTGGAGTTAGTTAGATCAGTTGATTGAATGTTCAATTCACATTTGCATTTATCTTGGTTATAAAAACAAGAATTACAAATCTGAATTTGAGACATATCATTATCACTATGGTTAACAATTTCCTGAATGTCTTCATGAATTCTAGATTGCTTGGCAAACCAAGCTAAGAAGTCATCAGTTTCAGTGAATACAGCTACCTCCTCGGTAACTGCACCTTGTCTCATACGGTTTTGACCAGCCGGAATTACACGTTTTACTGTGTAAATCCAGTAATTAGGCCATTCACCATCAATTTGAGACTCTTTAGCTTTTTGTGAGTCTAACATGCATCCATCCTTAGTGAATTCCGGTTTAGGAACTACATCAAGGATGTAAGGCATACGACGTCGAGCAGCTAAAGGAGTTTGATAATAATGAAAAGCATTTAAATCCTCACAATTGGTTGAACCAATTACAAGTCGTGCACGCATAGGTGTACGACCTTTGTCAGCTAAATCAGCTTGTGTAGGAATAAAAGGCACATTATTAACAACTTGGATCATCTCCATAACAGAAGAATCACCTTCAGATGCTTTACCAGGATGGCGGAAAGCCATATCATCCATAACTACACACCATTGTGTAGAGTTAAATCCAGACCAAAATTGATCTACAGGATTACGAGTATAACAATATTCGCTGGATGTAGGTAAATTGTGAACTTTACCATATTGGTAAAATAACATCTTAGTAAGAGTTGATTTACCAATACTGGAACCACCATAGAGTAAAATACTAAAAGGGGCTTTACGCTCCTTCATAGCTTCACGTTTAGTGGTTTCATTCAAAAGAATCATTTGCAATTTATGCAATGTAGAAGCAACTAATCGCTTCTCATAATTGCCTAAATTAGCAGCATGCTTAGAAATAGCTTGACCCTTATCAATAGTATCTCTAAGATCAGCTAAAAATGAAAATCGATCAAATCCGTGTGCTTCTGGGAAAGCTAAGCATTGAGCTTTCAATTCCAGATCACGTGCGGAATTGAACCAAGATTCATAATTAGAACCTGAATGATACAAAGGATCAAGTTGACCAGTCTTCATGCACTGGACACCTCTTTCACATAAAAATGTGATAGTGTCTAAAAGTGCATGAATAAAATCAGGACCCATATGATATTGGCGTTTAAGTGCTTCTTGTTCAATCTTTGAATATTTGAAAGTATCAAATGTGATACCAACTTTTTCAAAGAGAGATAAACTTAAAGCATACATGCCAAATTTGTAAAGCTTCTTAAAAAGAGGAGCTTCACGAATTGCTTCATATTGGTCAAGATATCCTCTCACAGTAGAAAAGACATCCTCAGATGACTGAACTTCCAATTCATCAAATAATGAGTGGAATTTTTCAGTCAAAGCATGAAGATTCGAGCTAGAGAAAAGCGGACCATTGCTACGTAACTTAATAAAGTTAATCATAGCAATAGTATAATCTGCATTATTTCTGGCACGAGTGATGTGGTAAATTAAAATACCAACATCTTCCAAAAGTTTACCAACAAATGATAAACCTTCAGTTTCAAAGAACTTACTCATCACTCCATCATAAATCATTTTGGGAATGTATTCATCGACGGATTGAATAGAAAGTTCTTGGAGTACACATTGCTCAGCCTCTTTAACATAAGTGTAAAGAGGTGGGTAAGTGTACTCACTCTGGGATCCTCCCAGTAGGAAATCCGTGTGTACATAAAGTACATCACGGTGTTTAATGTTATATTCAGTTAAAGCAATTTTCTTGTGAGAAAGAGGCTTTTGCTGATATGTAACATAAAACTTAGGTTTGCGCATAAAACTGCAAAGCTTGGGCTTTTCAG